GAAAAAGTTGATGAGAGATCATATTGCATCACAAGATTATATCGAAAAACTGAGAAGAAGTGGAGCGATGTTTAATTTTCCACCACGTCCGCCTTCAGGGCCTTCACCTTCTTCTGGTCCGCCATCATCTCCACCTCCGGGTGGCTCTGGCGGTGGTGATGATCCACCTAAACCTCCAGGTTTTGGGTTATCAGATAACACAGATCGAGAGGAGATGGAAAAAATGGAGGATGATTTTAAGAGTTTGGAGGAGACTCATTCAAAACTCAAAGAATCTTCTCCTGGAAACTTAGTTGACTGGCTTCTTGAAAAGACGTCGCGAAAGTGGAAACAGATCAAATTTGGTGAGCATACTGCGGTTCAACCAGATTTTGATTCAGATTCTGAGGTGTTAGAGTTTGAGTCCATGGTTCAGCATATTCCTTTCGATCGATCTGTATTGTGTGAAGACTATTTTGTTCAACAAGATGGATTGATTGGTATCGAATCCAAGGAGAATGAAGTTAACACACATGCACATGAGAATATTTTGCATCTTGAAACTCCATCTTACGAGTATTGTGAAAGACATGTTTCTCGTCCTGATGCAGGTCTTGATGAAAAGTCAACTGATGTTGATTTTGAGAACGCTGTTATGATGTTGTCTTCCCAGCAGAAGATAATGATTGCAGTGTCCAAGAAAAACAATCTGCGATCAGTAATGTTCACAATTGGAAGTGAGTATCTCGTTCCAGAAAGATTCCAAATGGATGTTGCAGCGGCGCTCAAAAGAGTTGCCAAAAGGAAGAACATCAAGTTGCCTCGGAGAATATTTTGGCAGAATGTTGATAATGTTGATGCATTGGAGAAGAAACCTCTGGAACCCGATTGGATAGGATTTGATTTTGGAAATTTGGATTTGGAAATTTTGGAAGTTCATCATAACGAGCCCACGTTGAAAAAGAAGGTGACTGTTAGTATTGTACACTCAGTGATGGTCTTTTTCCGAGCGTGTCATTTGTCTGTTGTTTCATTGTTTTGTTCTTGGGCAAGTTTCTTTGAATTTGACAGTTTGATAAAGAGATTTATTTCAACAGCGCTGTGGTCCATCATAATGACTTGGTTTGGTTTAAGCTTCCTTCCCTCTGTTCTGTCAGTATTTGGTTGGTGTGCTTTTCCAGTAACGATGATGTCTCTGGATGCTCAGGCTGAAACCGAAGGAAAAAAGCTTCCAGTTTACCGAGAGCTTGCTCGTGACAAATGGAGAGAGTTCTATGAGTATATGGAATGGGATCCTAATGTCACATTGGTAGAACGCTTTTGGATGGGCGCCAGATATTCTGTTGTGCTCGGTTCTTTGTCAGTCGTGGCTTTAGGTTTATTTCGATACCGTGACGTTATGGATGTTTTGGGTGAAACTCATGCCAAAGAGGAAGAGAATGACAAATTCTCTGAAGTTGAAGTGTTGAGCGGCGCTGGACCATCTCTAGAACGTCGCAAGATGGCAGCAGGTGCAAAGAATTGGGGCGTCAATGATGCTGATTTTACAAAGTCGTTATGTAGAGAATCACCAAAATCTCTTATAAAGCTTGTTGAAGACAACACACGTGCGATGCGCTTGGAATTCCCTGGAACCACGCGCGGTTTTCTTGACGGATATGTGTTGGGCATCAAGGGTGATTGGGTTATTATGAGCAAACATTATTTCATTGGTATGACTGAGTCAGTTTTGTTGACAGTCACACCAGCTCGCTCTAAACCCTTTGATTTTCAATCCACGCAGCATCACGTCAACGCATCAGACTTGTATGATGTTGGAGAAGATGTGGTTGCTTTGCGTCTGCGTTCTTTGGCTTTTAAGGACATATCTTCTCATTTGAGCCCAAGCGAACAAGCTTCATCAAAAGGAAAGTACATGATGGCTGGTGGACAAGAAGGAGTTGCTACTCTAGTTGAAAAGAAGACATTGTTGGTCAAACATTCTCCGACTGGAGACTACATTTCTCTTACCGCCTATTTGACCTATCCTTCGCTGAAAGCTGTGAAGGGTGATTGTGGAAAGGGAATAGTTTATCAGCGAGATGGAGGCTCAGTTTTGTTTGCGATTCACTCAGCGGGAGATGGTACAACCGGATATGCTTCTGTTATTGATGCGAAAAAATTGAGGGCTTGTTTT